GTTCCAGACGGGAGAAGGCGCTCCTGACTTTAAACCATCTCAGCATATACATTATTCTAAATCTGATTTAGACTACACATTAGATGTTAACAAGGTTTTTGATAACCTTTATAACGAGGGATAAAATGACTGTATCAGGCTCAAAAGACTTTGAATTAGATGTAGCAGACTACATTGAGGAGGCTTTTGAGCGTTGCGGCTTAGAAGCGCGTACAGGTTACGACTTAAAGACTGCTAAACGCTCTATGAACCTCTTATTCGCTGATTGGGCCAACCGTGGACTGAACCAATGGACGATTGCACAGCGCAATTTCACTGTTACCTCTGGAGATGGCGATGTTCCTTTAGGTGCTGACGTAATTGACATATTATCCCTTGTTGTACGTCGAAGTGGCACTGATTTTGCCTTAAATCGCATTAGTCGTGACGAATACCTCAATATACCTACAAAAACGACTACTGGACGCCCCACGCAGTTTTTCGTCGATAGATCAATAAATCCAGTGCTTCAACTGTGGCCTTTGCCCGATAATAGCACCGATGTGGTCCTTTATGACGCCCTTATTCGCATAGATGATGCCGATAATTTCACTAATACTATACAAATCCCCTTCCGTTTTTACCCTGCTTTAGCTGCTGGTTTGGCCTATTATATAGCCCTAAAACGTGCTCCAGACCGCGTTCAGATGCTAAAAACAGTGTATGAAGAGGAATTGACTCGTGCAATGGACGAAGATAGGGACCGTGCGTCTTTCCGCGTTGCTCCAGACTTGAGGAATTACCGCTATGTCTAAGTATGCTACGGGCAAGTCTGCATACGGCATATCTGATCGTTCTGGGTTCCGTTATCGCCTAAGAGACATGAGAAAAGAGTGGAACGGCCTTTTGGTCGGTAAAGACGAGTGGGAACGCAAAGAACCCCAACTTAATCCTCTTAGGGCCACTCCTGATCCACAGGCCCTTAGAAATCCACGCCCAGAACAGAATTTGCCTGAGCAACGGAACATACAGTACGGGTTTAATCCTGTTGGGTTTAACAGCATTCTTGGTTTAACCCCCCCTAGTAATTTAGAATCTGTTGGCGAAATAAGCACAGTAACAGTAACCACTGTTGTGAACCCAGATGCGGAGAACATAGCGTATATGGCAGGACTGTCTGCGCCAGCATTTGTTGATTATGTTACAGTTATTTCTGGTAGCTCAACAGCTTCAAGATTTGATAGTACATCTGTAAAATTAGATTCCACCACAAAAACATTTGACGAGGGATAAGACATGGCAAAGCAAGCAGTAGGCATAGGATCATCGGCTAACGATGGAACAGGAGATACTCTTCGTTCAGGTGCAGATAAAATTAATGATAATTTTGATGAAGTATATGCAGCTTTAGGAAACGGCACGACACTAACGGACATAATAAATTCTGATGGGATTATAGATGTAAGTTCTGGTGCAAACAGAATTGTGTTTTATTATGCAAATCTTAGCGACTTACCTAGTGCGGGAACATATCATGGCGCAGTGGCGCACGTTCACGCGACGGGAGGGTTGTACTTCGCACACGCTGCCGCATGGGTTAGATTAAATGATGAGACAACTGGACCTGTGACTAAATATACTGCGGGTGTAAACGGATCGTCCGCATTTACATTTACTGGCCCCGGAGCTACATCTGGAAACAACCCAAACTTTACTTTTTATAAAGGACATACTTATTTGATTGATAATACAGCAAATGTAAGTAGTCATCCTTTACAAATAAGAGTCTCATCAGGAGGGTCTGCTTTTACAACAGGGGTCACTGAGAACTATAACTCTACTACAGGGTTAACACAGTTCATCATACCGCACGAACCAAGCGATACATCTTTAGTGTATCAATGCACAAACCATAGTGGTATGGTTGGAAACATAACAATAGTGTGATGACATGAGTTTTACATACACGCTGTACTACTATTGCACAAACCATAGCGGTATGGGGGGTCAGATTAACACATGAGCTATACTTACACCACATTAAAACAGGCTATATTAGATTATACTGAAAACGATGAAACTACGTTTGTAAGTAATCTTCCTGTTTTTATTAAAAACACAGAAGAACGTATTTTAAAGAATGTTCAGTTGAGTTTGTTTCAAAAGAACGACGCTGGAGCAATGTCGGCTTCTAATAAATTCTTAGGGGTCCCTAGTGACTTTTTAGCGCCGTTTGCTTTGTCGTTTACCAATAGTTCTGGAAACTCCGTTTTCTTAGATTTTAAAGATTCCAACTTTATTCAGTCTTTTAATCCTAATCCTGCCGCAACAGGCGCTCCTCGTTATTACGCTCAATATGATTTAAACAATTTTATTTTAAGCCCAACCCCTGACAATGCTTATGCGGTTGAACTTAGTTACTTCTATCGTCCAACCAGTTTAACTAAGAGCCAGACCACGTTTTCGGTGGCATATACTGGCGGAACAGTTTTTTCTGCTGGAGAAACTATTATAGCAACTCCTGCTGGCGCAACTGCGTCTGTCGAAAACTCTTCGTTTGTTGTTACTGGAACAACTGGGGCTGGCAACACAACTTTGACTGCTAACTTCCCTGCGGGAGTTACAAGTTCTTACCCGCGAGGAACAGCGGCTTCAGGAACAGCTTTGGTGGGAAACACCAGTGGGGCTGTTGCGGTAATTAATAGCGTTCCCAGCGGAACAACGTCAGAAAAGATTGTTCCAGACATTACTGAAACTTGGATTAGTGAAAACGCAGACTTAGCTCTCTTGTATGGAAGTTTAATGGAAGCTTATGTATTTATGAAGGGCGAACAAGACATGCAAGCTTTGTATGAGAAGCGTTTTGTAGAAGCTATTATGGGCCTTGGGGGACTTGGCGAGAGCAAAGAGGTTACGGATGAGTATAGAACTGGACCAGTGGTGAGGCGAAAACAATGAACAATATGTCTTTTGGCGTATCAATGTCTAATGATTTTAAGGTGGGAGTGGAAACTACGGATAACCGTGGCTTTACTCCTGAAGAAACCGCGAAGCGTTGTGTAAACAAGATTATAAATGTTTCCGAAACTGCGCCCCCCGAAATACGGGATCAGGCGCTTGCGTACCGAGAAGAGGTTGAGAAGGTCGTAGCTATCTATATGAAACAGGCTATTCAAAGTGATCGAACTACGGTATATAATGCAATAAAAGATGCTGGTCAGTTAAAATTGGCAGAATATATAAGGAAAATGTAAATGGCTTTTAATGGCAATTTTTTATGCACCTCGTTCAAAGTAGAACTAATGAAGGGTGTTCACAATTTTACGGCAGCAAGTAACCAGTTTAAATTAGCTCTGTACACCAACAGTGCTACTTTTAACGCTGCAACTACTGCATACACCTCTGGCAACGAGGTCAGCGGAACGAACTACACAGCTAAAGGGAACTTTTTAACGAGTGTAACACCCGTGGCTATTAGCACAACAGCTTTGGTTGATTTTGCAGATGAAGTGTTCAGCACCGTAACGATATCTGCTGTGCGTGGAGCTTTGATATTTAACGAAGCCGCTTCGGGAGACCCAACAGTTTGTGTATTAGATTTTGGTGCAGACAAAGCGGCCAGTTCTGGCGACTTTACCATTGTGTTCCCAACAGCGGATGCGTCTAACGCGATTATCCGGATAGCCTAATGTCTACTAAAGTAGCGTTTATAGGTTGGAACAGTGCAACAAGGGCTTGGAACACAAGCACTTGGAACACGAGTCCTGCTTTTGCGCTCACTGCTACAGGGGCTGTTGGTCAAGCAGTTCAAGAAGGCGATGCTGTTGTATCTGTTACAGGGTTAGCAGGAACAACTGCGTTAGGTAACATCTTTTCTACAAATGTAGGACTTAGCTCTACTTCTTCCATTGGAGCTATTTCTACAACAAGAGGCGATAAAGCGTTTGTTACTGGAATTGCAGGAACCTCTGCGGTAGGCAACGTCTTTTCTACAATCGTAGGTTTTAGTGTTACTGCCTCGGTTAACAGTGCAACGGCTGGAGCAGTTGGTAAGGCTAATGTCTCGGTAACTGGAGTTTCATGTTCCGCATTAGTAGGCGAGATCGAACAACCTTGGGGGTTAATTATACCGTCCCAAGTGTCAAATTTCACGGGGGTCACCCCTTCGCAAACCCCGTCTTGGACGGACGTTGCAGCATAGGATAATAAAATGGCTAGTACATATGTAAATAATCTCCGCCTTGAAGAAATCGGCACTGGTGAACAGTCTGGTACTTGGGGCGACACAACAAATACGAACCTAGAAATAATAGGCCAAGCGGTTGCTTGGGGAACTAGAGCTATTGCGAACGCATCCACGGACAACATTACGATTACCGATGGTGCGCTAGACGCGGACAGGTGCCTTGGGCTAAAGCTCACCGGCGGCGGACAAGCTTGTACTGTTACGCTCTTGCCAAACACCAGTTCCAAAACTTGGTTCATGTATAACGCAACAGCGGCGGCTTTGACCTTTACATGCGGCAGTGGGGCTAACGTAATCATTCCTGCGGGGCAGACTAAAGTTATTGCAACAGACGGCTTGGGGTCAGGTGGCGTGGTTCACGATCTTCTTACTGCGGTTAACCTAGCGGGAATAACTCAAACCGCGGCAGTAACAACTCAAGGCACATTAACAGTCGGCGTAGACGACACGGGCTACGATGTTAAATTCTTCGGTGCTACATCAGGCAAGTCTTTGCTCTGGGATGAGTCGGCAGATAGTTTGATTATCACGGGCACAACCACTCTGGTGGGCACAACTAACCTGGACGCCGTTGATATTGATGGCAACGTGCAGTTAGACGGTACGTTTACTGTAGGCGTAGACGATACGGGCAAGGACGTTAAATTCTTTGGCGCTACTTCTGGCAAGTACACTCTGTGGGACGAGAGTGCAGATACACTGTATGTTTCTGGGGACCTTGCTACCGTCACCGCAGGTACAAGTAACGTCGTAATAGGCGTCAACGCAGGTAACTCAATAGCCTCTGGCGGTAACTACAACGTGACCGTAGGCGATGAGGCGGGTACTGCTTTGACTACTGGTGATAATAATACCTTTATTGGATATGCGGCTGGTGACGCTATAAATACTGCTGTAGGTTATAACGCCTTAACAGCAGACACTAAAGGAACAAAGTCTGTTGCTATAGGTTCAGGCGCATTAGAAACACAAAACTTTACGTCAGACGCATCTTCATATAATACAGCAGATGGTTATAACGCCGGAAATG